GGGGTATCGCCACGTCAGTGACACCTGTCACTACCGGCCCCTCCCCTGAGCTATTCGATCAGCTCATCCAAGTATCCTAAGGTGCGCGAGCTTCTCGCTTTTACCTTGGCCTTGGCCGCTATCTTGGCAGCCGTAATCCTCACCCTTAACCACAAAAATGGTTCTGGCGGATTCCCGTTGTCGGATAGAGCGTCGTTGCAGCAGCCTGCTGCAATAGTTGTAGCCCCTTAGAGCTACAACTGCGCAACGGGGGCTTTAGCCCCTGTGTCCCATCTCTTTGTTACCTTGAGGAAGTTATATGCGAAAAATAACGCATTTTGACGAGAGCTTTTCCCAAAGCGAGTCTATTGACTTGCTGAAGGACCTCGCACTATCACACGCCCTATTGGGTGGGCCTATTGGCAAGCAGATAGCCGTTCTGATTCATAAGAACGACTTCTTGTCATTGTGTGGTTACGAGATAGACTACTCCACCCCAAGTATGAATGTCATGCACTTCGCTCATGCGAGGCAAGCTTTGGCATTCTTTTCCAAACTCGATTTCCTGGAATTCCCAGGAGTCAACAAGGAACAAGTGGCTCTGGAGAAGTATCTCTCGGCCGAATCTCTTTGTCGTGAGACTAATGAGATTTTCCGGTCGTGGGCACTTGGGGAGTTTTACTTCCCTAAACGCGTTGACGCGGTTCTATACCGTGCTCAGCAGTTAATCGCTCACGTCCTTGGCGACGTTCCCAGTCTTGAAAAACTGAGATTTCGCTTCGGCCCCGGTGCAACTACGCTTACTAAGAAGCGTGATGCCACGGCACGCGAGAAGATCGCGGCTGGTATCTCATGTAGCGAAGATCTCTTGCCTATGGCCTCGCGGCTATTGGCTGAGATGCCTGCGTGGGCTGAGTCTTTGACTCAGCCAAAAGGCGTTGATGAAGTCCGGGTTAATTACCCGACTCCTAGCTCAGACGCCGTTGCGCAGACCACCGTGCCATTGTCTCTCGACGATGGTTATGTTGGTTTCGTCCCTAAGAACTCATTGACGCATCGTACTATTGGCACACAACCGCCGTTAAACGGCTGTTACCAGCTTGCGCTGGGTGACTACATGGCTAAGCGTCTTGCTAAGTTCGGTATTGATCTTTCTGACCAACGTCCTAACCAGGCGTTCGCGAAGGAAGGGTCATTAACGGGGGAGTTATCCACCCTCGAC